CTCTACCGAACTCTCCGCGGATAAAATCCGGCTTCTAGCGTAAGCCTTGCCGGATTGTCCGGCAAGGCAACGCTGAAGAAAGGAGAGAAACACTCCAATGAGATCGCGCAAAACGCAAGACCCCGTGATATCGGGCCAGGTAAACCACTATTATTGGCACACCAATGATGGTGGAGCCATTCATCCTATTGGGTGGTACGGCTATTCCTACACGCCGAACCATGAATCCATTGTGGATGAACCAAAATGGCGGTATCTGACCACGCGTTTCGGGGAACTGCCGGCGTACAAGCCGGTAACACACATGAAGTGGTCGGCTACGGTCGACGCTACGCCGGTTAGTATTAGGATCGATCGTACTGTTTCTTGGGCCCACATCAGCGGACCCACGACAGCGGCGATTTATCTTGAGAACCCCGACTATGGGTTTTACATGGTCCAAAAATGCCTTAGTCAGATCTTCCCGGTAGCTTCTGGTCATTATGACAGGTGGCTAGCGGTGAAACCGACAATGGCGTCGAGGGCCTCACTGGGAGTTTTCTTGTATGAACTCCGTGAAATTACCCGGATGTTCGAGTTCCTCCCTCGGAAGCACTTTCGCTTTTCGAGAATTATCAGTAACGTCGGTTCCGGAGGTAAAACTTCGGCCGTGCGTGACTGGAGGGAACTGTTTCGATGGTCCAACTCCCAGCACCTATCGTTTAACTTTGGGTGGAAACCTTTCCTCCGTGACGTTTATACTGTCATAGAGGCTCTACGTACCTTCAACGACCGGTTTCTGAAGTTCATCATGGAATCCGGCCGAGAATTAACGAAGCACGTAGGGAGTACTCCAGTCATCATCGATCTTGATACGACCGATGGTACATGGTCAAATTGGTGGCTCCTTCACTGGCGAATCTCGGGTATCATCGAAAGGTTTTCAACCTTTCAGTACACCTATGATCTGCCACAAGGCTACACCTACGACCAGATGAAATGGAGGGCGTACCTGGATTCTTTAGGAGCTAAGATGTCGCTGTCCCAGCTCTGGGCGGTGATCCCCTGGTCCTTTGTATGGGACTGGTTCTACAATCTTAGTGCATACCTGGATAGCGCGCAAGGCACCACCGACTGGCTCGCACCGTATATAACTTTTATACAGTCCTGCTACTCGGTCAAAGCTAAGCTCTCGCTTACTGGGGACCTGAGAAATCCACCTGACATGGGGCAATCAATGCCCGTTGGTTCTTGCGATCTCGAGTACTATCAAAGGGGTGTCGGTTTACCAGAATTCGATGAGAATTTCTCTACCGAACTCTCCGCGGATAAAATCCGGCTTCTAGCGTCACTCGGCGCCTCACTATTGCTGTGAGGACAACACGCCTAGAGTTTCAACGCGAACACTAGAAGGAGACATTGATGGCTTTAGCAGACATTACCCTGGCTGATTCGAAGAGTACCCCTGAAAATCACGTATTTTCTTACGTGGGCACGGTGAACAACCGTGTTATCCGGAAAAATCTTTCTTCCGGAGTGGATACTCCCGAGACCCTAACCATCGCCCACAATGAGACCACTAAAAATGGCTCAAAAGTTGACGGGCATCTGGCCAGAATCGATTGGATCCTGCTTGATACGGATGGGACTCCCCACGCGCAAAATCTGCGTGTTGTTGGAGACCTTTCCCGTGCGGTTTACGATCAGGCTGACTTTGAAGACAAGGTCACCATGCTTCGAAACCTCATCACCGACGTCTTCATGGTGTCGATGGCTGCAGGGTCGGTTGGTTAGTCTGCCTTGGCCTCTTCCACGGAACAAGGAGCTTACAGTTTATGAGCCCTTTGGAAGAGCCCTGGTATCTCCCTGTTTTCGAGGCATTTCTGCTCGAAGACGTCCCTAAGACGTTGAGTATTCCGTCCTCAGCGTTTGTCCGTGACGTTAAGACTATCATGGACAGAGTAGCCAGCGAAGGGGAGTCGTTCTTGACGAAGACTCTCCCTGCACTAGGCAAGGCTTTTGATTTAGCTTTGCAAGGTCGCACGCCTCTAAGTACCAGAGCCTTCAAAAAGCTCCGCGGTACCGCATATCCTGTGTTTCTCCAGGTAATGCTCAGACGGGTCTTTGACCATGCTGGCTTTGTTAGGGAAAATCCTTGCACCATAACAATCAGGCTTTTACGCCAGATCTTCTCATGGTGTAAAAAGGTCGAGAAAGGCTATAGCGATGAGTCGCTACGTAAAGCTGCTGACGACCTCATTGAGGTTGACTGTAGTTTGCATCATCCTGATGAAACTCTTGATGATGAGCTTCTATCTATCGCCCGAGGAGTTATTGACTCTATTTTCAAGGATTCAGTCCTTGAGATAGGTCGGTTGTTCCCTAGGCATGGACCGGGTAGCGTAGCAGGTGCTCGCAACTCAGCCGTGGAGAAGAGAGAGTTCAAGACAGCTTATGCACGTCTCGAACGCGTGTTTAGGCCAATTCCTTTCTTTTTTTCATTGCGTGACGCAGCATCCGATCACGAATGTGTGACACGGCGAGTCAGACGAGAGTTTGGCAAGTCGAGGATCGCGTTTGTGAATAAAGACTCAGGCGGTCCCCGGGTCATCGGCCTTGAGCCCTCGGAATACATGTGGATTCAGCAGGCATTAAAAACCCTGTTGTACGAGCATGTCGAGGCGCATAAAATTACAAAAGGCCAGATCAATTTTACAGATCAGACCATCAATCGCAGATTAACGCGAGAGTGGTCACGATTTGTGACCTTGGACATGTCCAAGGCCTCGGACCGAGTGTCCTTAGCCCTTGTTAGGAGTTTATTTCGGAACCAAATCCGGCTCCTGACGTGGTTAGAGGCATGTCGCACCCCTGCTACTGTTTTGCCTGACGGCCGCGAGCTCACGTATCGTAAGTTCGCACCTATGGGTTCTGCAGTCTGCTTTCCCATCGAGGCGCTGGTGTTCTACGCTTTGGTGGTGAGCAGTCTCGTGAGGCAGGGTATGCCAATCCAGATCGCTCTTCGTAATACATTTGTCTATGGCGATGATATTGTTATTCCTCACGGGTTCTTCGATGTGTTAAACGAAGATCTCGAGCGCTATCACCTCCGATTTAATGCGGACAAATGCTGTTTATACGGCAAATTCCGTGAATCGTGTGGTAGTGATATGTACGACTCGGTGGATGTTACGCCGGTGCGTATGAAGAGGGTCTACGCTATGGATGGATGTGACAGTATCCCAATAGTACCCTTAGTGAGGCATGCGAACAACCTCTACTTGAAGGGTTACCCGGGGGCCTCTGCTGCTTTTCGGAGATGTTTTATGGAGACTTACCCCGTAATAGGGGCGATGTCAATTCCATACTCTCCGTTAGTAGACCTACCTGTCCTAGCGCATCTAGATAAAGAGCGCGAATGCGAGGTGCCGAGGTTTAGAAAAGACTCGATCACTTCTGTGTTTGGATGGGTATACCAGAGAGAATTTCATCTGGTACCAGGGAGGCTTGAAGGTTCATGCTACCGAGAGTCCTTACTTCTCGGTGGTCCGGTCGGGTCGCTCAAGAAGCACCCGGATTGGGGTATTGTCCGCCGCTATTTGGACCAACGTTTTCCACATCTCCTTATATTCCGGAGAATCGTCGTGAGCGATGCAATGTTGCATCACGCCCCCTACACCACAGATCTAGGAGACATCCTTGATCAAATGGCTAAAAGGCAGTGCTCGCGTCGGGAACTTCCTTCGCAGGAAGCTTTGCCCGAGGAAGAATGGCG